CTAATAATACATGGTTCCATGCCACTGTGAAAAAAGAGATCTTTGCTGACAATACATATCAAAGGTTCTTTGAAGTAAAGCCCGGCGATGTGGTCGTGGACATAGGAGCCAGTGCTGGCCCATTTGTGTGGAGCATAGTTCCACAACAGCCCAGCAGAGTGATCTGTCTAGAGCCACACAAACAACTGTATCCTATCTTGGTAAAAAATGTCAGCCATACTGGACTAGATGTCAAGACAATAAATCGGGCCTTGGGTCATTCAGATGGCCTGAACTATCTAGCCGGATTGTATGATGAAAACAAAGTGGCACACAGCGATGGGACCGATGGCACGGTATTAGAAACTATCAAGTTCACAACACTGATAAAACAAGAGAAACTCACGCACATAGACTTCCTCAAGATGGACTGCGAAGGCGGCGAATACGACTTCTTCACAGATGAAAATCACGATTGGATCATGAACAATGTGCGTAAGATAGCCATGGAGGTACATCTGGCTACTCCGGCACAAAAAACCAAGTTCCGCAAATTCAGAGATACTTACCTAAAAGAATTTACAAACTTCCACGCACTCAGCATTGACTATGTGGATATCAAGTGGTCTGTGTTTGATGACTGGTTTGTGGATCACTACTCTGCTTTTATGTTGTATATCGACAATCAGATCGCACCGCGAGACAAGAAAAAATGGCAGCACTATCCTGCACCCACACTTGAAATAACAACTATCATTCCGGAAAAAGGATGTGTGGTTGATTGTGTGTTCTGCCCACAACGCACTCTGGAAGAAGTATACAAGGGCACCAGGATCCTGGCCTTGGATGATTACAAAAGCATGATTGACAAAGTGCCCACAGATGTGCGTATCACCTTTGCTGGATTCACAGAGCCTTGGATGAACAAATACTGCACAGAAATGGTCGTGTACGCACATGATCAAGGACACCCTGTTAGTGTATTCACCACAGGTGTGGGCGTGAGTGTGGAAGATATGGAAGCCATAGCACATATACCATTTGCCGGCAATCCCAACGGCGGCTTTGTACTGCACTTGCCCGACGCAGAGATGTTGGCACGCCATCCTATCACTCCTGGCTATATCAAGACCCTGGAATGGTTCCGAGACAATCATCACAGGATCAAGAACTTTTCCAAAATGAGCATGGGTGCTGAACTACATCCCAGCATCCGGCATATATTTGATTCTGCACCCAGCTATGCCATGTGGAGCAGAGCTGGCAATCTGTTTCGCGAAGCAGTGGCCAAACCACAACTGATTACTTTGAGAGATCGATGGAACGCAATCACACATGAAGGAGCAAAGACTTGCGGCTGTGTGGAAGGCTTGTATCACAATGTGCTGCTGCCCAATGGTGATGTGAGTCTGTGCTGTATGGACTATGGGTTAGATCACATTATTGGCAACTTGCATGAACAGACATATGAAGATGTGATTCCTCAAGATCAGACCTGCTTCACGCTGTGCAACTCTTGTGAAAATGCCACAGATCCAAAAGTCATAACCTTTGTGAAATAACATGAAATATCTACACCCGTACATTGAAAACTCCGAAGATCCTACCATCAACTTCTTGCTGGCACAAGAATATGAAAACATAGGACAGACCGGTGCAGCAGTGAGTTTCTATCTACGCACCGCAGAACGCAGCACCACCGATCAACAACAATACGAAGCACTCATGCGATGCTGTATCTGTTTGGAAAAACAAAAAACTCGAGATGACACTGAAAAAGGTCTGCTGCTCAAAGCCATTGCACTGATTCCTGCCCGCCCGGAAGCATATTTCTTGTTAAGCAGATTGTACGAGAAACATCGTGAATGGCAAGAAAGTTATACCACAGCAGTGTTGGGACTAACATACAGCAACTTTGATCTTGCACCCGTGGCCACTGATCAGTATCCGGGCTATTGTGGATTGTTGTTTCAGAAAGGTGTGGCAAGCTGGCATGTGGGGCTTGCTGAACAAAGTCGTCAGATCATGGTGCATCTCCAAGATAACTTTGTTATGCATCAGATATACAAAGATGCCATCGAATATAACTTGAAGATCTGCGGATTTCCAAAAAAACCCATGGAAGAAAAAGCCATCGCACCAGCGGTGCATATTTCTCGAACCAGTTCAGATCTGTTTAGTTCACAACCCAGACCGGGTGTGTGGATAGTAGACAACTTCTATCAAAACCCAGACGCTATTAGAAAGTTGGCCTTAGAGCAAGAATATGATCAAGGCGGCATCGGAAAGTATTACATAGGCAATCGCACTCGTCAGCAGTTCTTGTTTCCAGGATTGAAAGAAGAATTTGAATACATCATGAATCGCCGGATTGAGAAGTGGGAAGAACATGGCATGAATGGCCGATTCCAAGTTTGCCAAGAAGGTGAACCATTAGTGTATCACTGTGATCCACAACGGTGGGCCGGCATGCTGTATCTCACACCCAACGCACCGTATCAAACCGGCACATCTACCCATGCACTGAAAGGCACAGATGTTCGGCACATCAGTCATCCGGATATCTCCAAATGTTTCAGACCTGGCAGTCAGAATCTGGATAGAACCATATTCGAGCCTGTGGACACGTTTGGCAATGTGTACAATCGCCTGGTGATATTCAATGCTGGATACTTACATTCAGCCACAGATTATTTTGGATACAACAACGACAACTGCCGATTGTGGCAGATGTTTTTCTTTGACTAGACGCAGGTGATCTCTAGACTTGCTATCTTTTTCTGGATGGCATCTAGATTCACAGTGTTCCACAAGCCAGGATGGAGAGGTCTTGGCAATCTTCCACTTTGCACCCACGCATATCCCACATGTTCGTGATTGAGTTCAGGAATGAATTCGTGATCCACTCTGCACCAGAAGGTGTGATATTCAAATCCTCCGTCGGCTGATGTGAACATTTCAATGGGTATCAACTGTTGGTACTCGGGCATGCTGCCCAACTCTTCAGAGCATTCGCGCTCCACAGCGGTGATCAAGGTCTCGTTGGGTTCTACCTTGCCACCAGCAAGCCCCCAGGTGTCAGGATATTTTGAATCATTTCGTAAGAGATAAAGATAGCAGCGTGTTCTCACGCAATAGAACCACACCCCCACTGCTTTTACAACACAAGAGTCCATTCGCCTCCGGGATAAAGACCATCTATGCTCTTGGCCCACTTGGTGCCGTTCCAGTAGTATTGGATGCCAGTGGTTAGATTTGTCACATATTGAGGACCTGTGGTGCCTTGACTGTGGAATGCTATCACCCATCTTGATCCATCAAACTCAATGATATCATTGGCATTGGCGATCAGAGATTGTCCACCGGTGCCCAGCCAGGCTATGGGATTGCTTGGATTGGCAACATTGCCTGTGCTTTCGTTCAGCAAGTATCGCTGTCCGGTAATGCTGCTGTCCAGTCCGTCACCGGGACCCGAAGTCAACGGGTTCACCACAGCGTCCACGGGACTTAGAGTGTTTTGTGGCATGGTGTCCGGATCAATGTTGTAGATCAACAATCGATCATCGGCAGGATTAACTGCTATGGTTCCCACAACCGGAGATCCGTTGTCAGGATCCCAAGGATCGGCTAGTGTGATATAACTGATCCCGGGACGCAATACTCCATACATTCCAATCACGGCTGGCCAGGTGATCTGCGGATTTTCTGCAACAGGAAATCCAAATGGCTCTAGGCTTAATCTGTCTGGACGCACCGGCGGTTGGGTTGATTGTAGTACCTGTAGTTGATTGTCCAGCAGTAGAACTTGATACCCCCCAGGAGTGACTTTGACCCTGGTACCCAACAACAAGTCACTGTTGCTGATGGCATTCACAGTATCGCCCTGTGCATCAAAGATGCTGGCAATAACTCGCTCCACCACACCCAGTTTCTTGATCTTGGCCGGAGACGAGATCCAGATTGGCATGCTGAATGTCATGGTCATGACGTCGATGGGGTCGCCAGTGCCAACAGGAATAGACTTGCCAGACCATTTCACATTGTCAAGATTGCACACACTTAGGCTGGTCCAATCAATATAATTGTCTGTGGCCTGTATTTCCAATGCAGGGTTAAACAGCGTGGCAATCTGTTCAAACAACTGCATCTTCTGATTGGTATTTGAAGTCCATATGTCCAGATCAACTGTGAGTTTGTATGGCACAGGCATGAGTCTTTCTACTTGGAAAGCATTGCCTTGTGTGGTTTCGTAGCTTTCTGTGCCCGGATCCCAAGTGCGTTGACGCACAAACATCTTGTTCACATGATATGGCTCTTGCATGCGTTCACGGTCATAGGCAAGTGCAGTGATGTGGAAAGTCATCAAGGGCGTGGCATTTAATGAGTTAGCGGAGTTCTGATTCAGTATGGTCTGTGCATTTCTGCTGGCATCACCATAGCGTATGGGCACACGCACTAGGTCAGTGGTACCTTGTTCGTTGCGTCCGTATTCAACTTCAAACAAGCTGAACATGCGTGTGAACTGCAATAGATAGCGACGAATTTGTTCGTCATAAAAAAACATTTGACTCATAGTCTGTGCTCTGGATATAATACTTCGTCAATAAACTTTTTAATCACAGCTTCTTCCACACCCATGCTGATCATGCTGCGAGCCACATGTGGATTTAATTTGTTGTTGGCATTGTATCGACTTTGATTTGGCCAGTAATCATGTTCAGACTGTGCAGTTTGTCCCACGTTGTTTAGATAGTAGTCCAGATTTGCTTCGGCCAGCTGGCACAAGTTTTCCAGTTCAGCTTCGTCGCTCACATTGCCTGCGGCCACAATGTTTGAACTGAAAATTTCAGCGGCCCATTGCGGTAATACTCTGGGCTTGTTCCAGGTCACATTTTTCACAGTTTCAGCAAAGTGTTTCATCATGAAGTGGTCAGGATCACCGCCGTCGCTGAAGTCATGAAATGCTCCGGTGATCTTGTTTGGTCCGCATACAGCATCAAATCCCCAGATTGGACTGGGATCATTGTAATGCGGAAACACTGTGCAATGCAACACAAGAATCTTGTGACTGGCAGTTTTGTCCACGATCTCAACATGTGCTCTGCGATATGTAGGACTAGTATACAGTCGATTGTACCAGTCGTAGTGTTCTGCCACATCCACGATGGGTGTGCCTGTTTCTTTAAATCGTGATTCAAAGAACTCTGCTACTTTCAAGACTCGTTGCCAAAGATTAGTGGTCATATTCATTTAGTATTTGGATTGCCCAATCAAAGGCAATGTTGGCTTCTTCAGCCATGCTGTCGGATAGTTTGCTTCTCATCACAGCAATCAGCACAGGAGCATCTAAAAAATCCAAACTGCTGTGAGGCCCATCCACAAGTTTTTTAATCATCTGTCCACCAAACAAATCTCCCATGTGCCATGTGTACAAGTGTGCCATGATTTGCATGGGGTCAGTCAGTGTTTGTATGTAGTTATGATATTCCAGCACCGCAGGTTTGAATTCGCGAGCACCGCCATCCATTTTTTCATAATCTTGTGCAAGCAATGCCGATCTACGCATGGGCTCTAGGTCACTCATCAGACCCTGCTGGGTTGCTGCGGTTTCGATTGTGCTGTAGAACAATGTTTTTTGATAGGTAAAGTCTACCCAATGATCGCGTGGCAGGGTTTTTGCAAACACAGCTTTCATGAACTGTGTGGTTTCTGCTTCTCGATGTTTGTCTGCTGTGAGTTCTTTAAGGCTCATGTTTAGCTGCTTTTCTGGAATGGTTGTGTGGGAGGATATGGATTGGCAGGCAGATTGCCGCCCTGATCACCGTTGGCAGCATCAGGTATCAAGGCCTCACTCAAACTCTGACGACTAGGTACATTGCCAAGATCCGTGGTATTCACTGTGTATGTGTTGTTCACAAAGCTACTACGTAAAGTATCGTTGGTTGAACCCGGTGTGAGATTGGTTCGTACCTTGCTTTCTATCTTGATCCAGGTCCTGCCATTAAAACGGAACAAGCGATTGGGAAAGTAATCCAACCGCAACGCAAATTGCCCAGCAATAGGATTAGGCGGAAAATTAACTCCGGCAGTGACAGGCAAGCCGTTGGGCGCAACTCCATCTCCGGTTAAGTAACCTGCGGTATATCCATCTCCATTGGGTGTGATGCCTTGGTTGGCCACTGTGCGATCAGCGGTGCTTATGGTATAGTCTGCGGTGTAACTGGCAGATTCGGGATTGGCAGGTGTGCCATCCGGATTGGTAGCAACAATGAAAAATTTCACAACATCAAATCCTGATGTGGGCACTTCTGCTTCGGCCTGAGCCAGGATAGCATCGTTGATCTCCAGGTTCCTTGGTCGTGTGCTTTGTTGATCTTCAATGGTGGTAGGATTGGTAACCAAGGTCCAATATTCCGTGTTGTTGATATCTGTGCCCGGTGGCACATTTTTGTTGGATGTGTAGTAAGTATCGCCTGAAAGCACTGTGACACCGCCTGGATAGAAATTGCCCGGATCCCAGATGTTGATGGGTTCAAAAGGCTGTTTGGTAATCTCGTTGAATTCTTGACTGTTGACCATAGGAGTGGCCTTAACCCGCCACAGGTGAGGTAACCATGTTTGGCTAAAACCTTCACTAGCAAACGCCGCATCCTGGATCACATACCATTTGGGCAATGCTCTGGGTATGGCACTGTCTAGGGGATTGTAGTCTCTGAGATTGGGCAGTTCTAAAACATCTCCATTCATGAGTTTGCGTCCCATGGTATCTATCATGTCATTGTAATGGAATGTGATGAACAAGGTATCGTTGTTTAGGAACAGGCCGAACTGGGTAAGATCAAAGTCTATATCCTGCTGGCGATAAACGCCGCGCATGACATAGATATCGTTGTCGTATGCTCGATCACGGTTTTCCAACAGCAGCAGGTCTTCAATAAACAGCGGGTTGGTTGAGTCGTATTTGGGCAAGGTAGCATCATTGTTGCCGGTGTTATCGTTGGTGAGAGGCCCCAGGTATTTGTGCAAATACATGTCCACTCCCCCAACTGTGTACATTTCACTGATTGTGCGGTCGAAAAAACGGTAATCCGCAGTGCGATTGGGACGGTATAGACTGAGTCTTGGCATAGTGTTGTATTTATGGGCAGGTTGACCAGAAAATCTGCTTCAGTTATAATACTGGCATGAAAGTGATAAAACTAGATCGCAGATATAAACCGCATAAAGAAGCCGGGTACCAAGCTGGCCTACGGTTCGAGGGCTGGTGGGATCATAAAGACAAAATCTCCCAGATCGAAACAATCTGCCAAGCCCGCTTGACCAGTGGCTGGTCGGCCCGTAACTCTGATTGGCTTGGGTATTTTGGAAAACGGAGATACAGCATATCTGCACCCTACTACATCATGTTCCGCCGGGAATCAGACATGACTTTTGTGCTCATGTGCGCGGACTTGACCAAAAAATCATAGTGTGCTATAATACACACTTGTCCACTCCCAAGGAGAGATCGTGCGAGTAGCAAACTTTGTTGCAAAATATTCTACTGCAAATCGTAGCAAAGCCGTAGTTCCCTACGACAAGATCAAAGCCACGGAAAAATGGGTAGAATACAGCATAGACATACAAGACATGAGTCGTGCTATAATGCGTGCCACCTTTGATGAAAAATGGAAACTGGCAGCAGCACTGGAAATCGCAGAAAGAAAGCGCACCTACATGTATAGGCATAAAAACTTTGACCTCAGCCGTGCCAGCAGATTGTTTGACGCGGTAAGAGATCTCCCATCAACTAAGTAAGGACATCCATGGCAACCCTAGCAGCAAAAACCAATGTCAAAGCATTGAACCCTCGCAGCCCTGACACCAAGTATGTGGGTAACGAGCCCGAATGGCGAGTGCAACCCACAAGCAATCGCGTGAGCAAATTCAGCAATGCGTTTGGCTGGTACAACTATTTCTACGGCAAGAAAGATGCCAAGGACTTTATCGCCAGTTATTTGGATGCACACAACCGCACCAAGGATGCTCGCCGTATCCGCACCTTGCCTGACAGCCAAATTCGACTCACAACAGGCTGGCTGTGCCGCATGGTCACCGTGGGCCTGGAACTGGATGATCACGAACAGATCAAACTGGACAACTTGATCCAGGAACTGTTGGCAGAAAAACAAACAGAACCCACAGAAGCAGCAGAAGCAAAACCTGCTGGCCCTACAATCCAAGATCGCCTGAAAGAAAAAGCTTCGGAATGTGCCGGCGAGATCGAAGGCTTGTTCGACGACTTTGTGGCCGCGGGTGCCAAGATGTCGGCACAGTTTCAGCCCATCACCATCATCCGTGGACACAATGTGGCACCGCAGTTGATCCATCAGATCCAGCAAATCTGGAAAGGCCACTTGACTGAACTAGAAGCTGTAGTAGCAGGCAAAGATGCACAGTTGGTAGAAGGCTACGGTCGTTTTACCAAAACTCAGCTCAAGCAACTGGTAAAGTTTGCTGAGCAAGTGATCACTGACTGCAATAACTATGTGCAGATCAAGAAAGTGGAGCGCAAACCGCGAGCCAAGAAAGCAGTGAGTGCTGAAAAAGTCACAGCCAAGTTCAAGTATCTCAAGACATTCCCAGAACTCAAACTGGTGAGTGAGCCTGCTGTGAAACTGGTGGATGCCACAGAAGCCTGGCTTTACGACACTGTGAAACGCAAACTGATCCATGTGGTTGGCGATGCACATCGTGGTAGCTTCACAGTGAAGAGTTCTGCTGTGATCGGATTCGACACAGGCACAAGCTCACAGAAAACTCTACGTAAGCCAGCAGAAACGCTGAAAGCACTGTTGGCAGCAGGCAAGCCAGCCACACGCAAGATCTTCAAAGAGTTAGGCACCACAGAGACCCAATGGAACGGGCGTGGCAACGACAACTTGATCATCCTCAAGGTCTGGTAATGTGCTAAATATCAGGGACGGAGTCCCTGATGCAAGAACAACAACCCATAGACCTAACGACACTCAAGAACAATCTTTTTGAGTATGTGCGCCTGCAACTGGGTAGCCAGATCATTGATATTGAACTGGACCCGGCGCACTTTGAAGCAGCATACCAGAAGACCATTGGCACTTACCGCCAGCGAGCCAATGCTGCGTATGAAGAATCATACAGCTTCATGCAGTTAGTTAACCAGCAAAACATCTATACCTTGCCGCAGGAAGTGCAGAGTGTGCGACAGATCTTCAAACGCTCCTTTGGCATAGCATCCGGGCCTGCAGGAGCAAACTTTGATCCGTTTAGTCAAGCACAGATGAATGTGTACTTGATCAACTTCAATCAGTCAGGAGGCTTGGCCACATACGATTTCTACAGTCAATATGTAGAATTGGCTGCCAGGATGTTTGGCGGATTCCTAAATTACACCTGGAATCCTGTCACAAAGAAACTGCAAATCATTCGAAATCCAGCAGGCGGTGGCGAAGTGGTATTGCTGTGGACCTACAATCTCAAGCCAGAAATACAACTGTTGGCTGATTTCCAGATACAGCAATGGATCAGAGATTACATGGTAGCGGTGAGCAAGATGATCATTGGGGAAGCCCGCGAGAAATTTGGCACTATCGCCGGGCCCAATGGTGGGGGCACATTGAACGGCACAGCCATGAAAGGTGAAGCCAAAGCTGAGATGGAAGATCTCATCAAGCAATTGGTGAATTATGTTGATGGTTCACAGCCATTGACCTTTGTGATTGGATAACATATGGGATTTATTATTGGTGCAGGGTGGACTATGTCTCCGGGGTGGACTCTTTCAAGCAGCGTGTCGGCTGCGCCACCGGTTGAATACTTGGTAGTTGCAGGCGGTGGTGGCGGTGGATACAGTGATGGTGCTTCAGGTGCTGGAGGTGGTGGTGGATTTAGAACTGCATCTGGATACTCAGTGACGTTAGGCACAACTTACGCTGTAGCAGTGGGTGCAGGTGGTACCTCGAGAAGCACATCCGGTGTAGGAAATAACGGACAGGCTTCGGTATTTGATGCCATAACTGCTGCTGGCGGCGGTGGCGGTGGCGGTGGCACCGGCTCAGCTCAAAGTGGTGCAGCCGGCGGGTCCGGCGGCGGTGGTTGCTACGGCGCGGGCGCAGGCGGAGCAGGTAATACTCCATCTACATCTCCGAGTCAAGGAAATTATGGAGGTACAGGAGCGGCTCAATCCGGAGCACATGGTACAGGTGGTGGTGGAGGTGCAGGCGGTGCAGGAGCAATTGGAACTACTACTGTCGGCGGAACTGGGGGAATCGGAGCAGTATCAACGATCATCACTACAGACCAGGCTACTACTTATGCAGTAGGACAAGTCAGTGGTGCATCTGTTTATTTTGCAGGTGGAGGCGGCGGAGGAAATCAAACTAATGGTTATGCAGTAGCTCCTGGAGGAACAGGAGGCGGTGGTAATTCAAATGGTGGCGGGGCTGTTGGAACCAATGGCACAGTAAATACTGGTGGCGGTGCGGGCGGTGGCCCTCAATTCGCACTACCATCATCAAGAGCAGGTGGGTCGGGTGTAGTCATCGTTCGTTATGCAGATAGTTATGCAGCAGCAGCAAGCACTACAGGTAGTCCGGCAATTTCAGTAGCAAATGGATATAGAACATATATCTGGACTAGTTCGGGATCAATAACTTTCTAATAGAGGAAATATGAGTCATTTTGCAAAAGTAGAAAATGGTATAGTCACACAAGTTATTGTGATAGAACAAGATGTTCTTGACACAGGACTATGGGGCGATCCAGCAAGTTGGGTACAGACCAGTTACAATACCCATGGTGGCGAGCATCTGTTGGGCGGAACACCACTAAGAAAAAACTATGCAGGCACTGGTTACACTTATGATAGTGAGCGAGATGCATTTTATGCACCAAAGCCCTATGCTAGTTGGACATTGAATGAGACCACTTGTATTTGGCAACCACCAATTCCTATGCCCGCAGATGGAACCATATACCATTGGGATGAAGATACCATAACCTGGATTTCCAGCTAAAAATCTAGCCTTTTTGTTTGGTAAATTATCAAACATGTGTTATAATCAGCACATGGCTGATCTAATGATTGATATTGAAACGGTAGGCACAGGCCCAGAAGCCTGTATCCTGACCATTGCCGCCCAGGCATTTGACCCGCTGGGCACAGGCTATCACACACAACAATTCTATGCTAGAATTGATCCGGACAGCCAACCTGATCGTAACATTGAACAGGGTACCATTGAGTGGTGGGCCACACAACCCGCAGCAGCACAGGAAGAAGCATTTGGTACAGACAATCGAATCCCACTAGACACAGCCCTGGGAGAACTGGGTCAACTGATCTGGCGATCAAAATCAATCTGGGCCAACGGTCCTACATTTGACATGAACATTCTTGAGCATGCTTACAAGAGTTTTCATCGTCCGCTGCCCTGGCAATACTACAGAGTAAGAGATGCTAGAACTGTGTATGCACTATATCCGGAATTAGGCAAACCACCAGCAAGCCACCACGCATTAGAAGATTGCCGTAGACAGATTGACTTGCTACAGGCCACTCTTAGACATTTGAAAGTTGAAAAATTAGCATGAAAATTTATTTAGACATGGACGACGTAGTCGCTGACTGGATGCCTGCTGCCCGGGCAATCGTTAATCGTAATTGGGAATATGGAGAACGTATTCCGGATAGTGATTGGGACAAAGTCAAAGCCAAACAACGATTTTATCGTGACTTGCCTATCAAACCTGGAGCACATGAGTTAGTGGCATACTGCCGTGCGATTGTGGAAAAGGCGGAAGATCTGAATTTCCTCACAGCCCTGCCACATGATTACAGTGTACCATTTGCCAGCTATGACAAAGTTTTGTGGGCACAAGAGCGTTTTCCTGATATTCCGGTATTGTTTGGTCCATTCAGTCATGACAAGTGGCGACACTGTGCGCCCGGAGATATTTTGATTGACGACCGAACAAGCAACTGTGAAGAGTGGATCAGAGCCGGTGGACGGGCTCATGTTTACAGACAATGGCCCGAGTGCCACGCCTGGTTGCAGGAGATTTTGAAATGATCATTGGTATTTGTGGATTCATTGGCGCAGGTAAAGATACTGCGGCTGACTATCTTGTAAACTTTCACGGCTTTCGTCGTGACTCATTTGCCGCCACACTCAAGGACGCTGTGGCCGCGGTGTTTGGATGGAATCGAGAATTACTAGAAGGCCGAACAAAATCAGCCCGAGAGTGGCGTGAGCAAGTGGATCCTTGGTGGAGTGAACGACTTGGCATGCCACACTTGACTCCACGCTGGATTCTGCAACATTGGGGCACAGAAGTGGGCAGGAATGCTTTTCACACAGACATCTGGATCGCTAGTTTGGAAAACAAACTGCGTCGAAGTTCAGACAACATTGTGATCTCAGATTGCAGATTCCGCAATGAAGTGGCTGCTATCAAGAATCAAGGCGGGCGTGTGATCTGGGTCCAACGTGGAATGATCCCACACTGGTATGACATTGCTGCCAAGGCCAATCACGGTGATGAAGCAGCACAGCGTTGGCTGGATGCTGAAGGTGTGCATGCATCAGAATATTCCTGGGCAGGCACCACATTTGACCATGTGGTAGAAAACAACCGCAACGTGGCTGAGTTATATGATCAACTTAGCGATCTGCTTGCAGTGGATTTGGCACCCAGGGAACGTCTAGCCGCCTGACCTCCTCCACACAGTTCAAGCACACAGTCCTGATATTGTTTAGAGCAACATTGTTCATGTTGCCGTCCATGTGATACACCAAGGTCTGGCTGGCATATCTAGGCCGGAATCCACAGCGATCGCATGTGGGTTTTTTCTTGTAACCGGCCTTTTTCCACAGTGCTTCTGGCGGCCGGACTTTTTTGTTTCGCCGTATGCAGTGATCGCATCGTGTGCGATAGTGCGTGACATCGTCTCGACGATAGTTCACTGCTACCAGACGTTGATTGCAGGCTGTACACATGGTTCTCATGGCGTATTTATTCCACAAACCTTTGCAAAGGGCATCGCAACACCATGAGTTTTGGCCACATCCGATAAATATCTACAACAGTTTTTAAAGGAGCCAACATGGCACTAGTATCACCCGGAGTCCAAGTCACAGTCATTGACGAAAGTCAGTACCTTCCAGCAGCCACAAATTCAGTACCTTACTTTTTGATTGCCACAGCACAGAACAAAGTATCAGGTTCAGGAGTGGGAGTAGCAGCAGGAACATTAGCAGTCAACGCCAATCGCCTGTATCTGATCACCAGTCAGCGTGATCTTGCAGCCACATTTGGCAACCCATTCTTCTACAAAACCACAGCAGGCACACCCATCAATGGTTACGAACTCAACGAATACGGTTTGTTGGCTGCGTTTTCTGCACTGGGTGTGACCAATCGTGCATATGTACAGCGTGTGGATATTGATCTCACCGAACTCACTGCCACCTTGGTTCGCCCCACTGGTGACCCTGACAATGGCACATATTGGTTGAACACTGCTGTGACTCAGTGGGGTATCTTTGAATGGAATCAAACCACTGGTGCATTTAGCAGCACAATACCCAGCGTGATCACCAGCACTGCTGAACTCAGCAATGGCGTACCACTGCAAGATTACGGTGCTATCGGCGATTACGCTGTGGTGGCCACCAACACAGCCAATCCTGTGTACTACAAGAATGGTGCAGTAGTGGCTGCAACAGGCAATTCAGTCATTCTCAGTGGCTTGTTCAACACCTGGGTGTTGGTAGGCAGCGACGATTGGAAATTGAGTTGGCCTGCTGTGCAAGGTGCCAATGCAGTGACCGCAACACTCTCCGCAGGCAACACCATTGTGATCAATGGTACATCAGTGGCAGTGCCTGCGGCAGCCAACAACACCATCCAAGGACTCAGTGCTGCCATCAACACTGCCAACATCACTGGTGTGTATTCTGCTGTGATTGACAACAAACTTTGCTTGTTTGCAGACAGCACAGCCACAGCCGATGGTTCCACAGCTGATGATGGCATCATCTTGATCAGTTCCACAGGATCAACATCGGGACTGCTTACCACTCTGGGTCTCACCGCAGATACCACTTATTACGCACCCGGACTGCAACAAAGTCCTAGCTATCAGAACCCACGTTGGAGAGCTACTGACACCACACCGCGCCCCACAGGCAGTGTGTGGAACAAGACCACTGCACAAAATCTTGGTACTTCCATGATTGTGGAAAAATACAGCACACCATTGGGCTTGTTTGTGGCACAGTCTGCTCCGGTATATGAAAATGACTGGAGCGCCAATGCATCATTTGATGCCACAGGTGGTGGCAAGAACATTCCTGCGGGCACAACCTACACACAATACAATGTGAGTCCAGCAACCAGCACCGTGGGCGCATATCCTTACAACGGTACCTTCACCCTGCAGTTGTTTGAACGCAATCCGGCAGGAGCAACCATAGTGACTGGCAGCACCAGCACACCTACATTCACCAATGGTGATCAGTTCACCGTCACCACAAGCACAGCAAATTCTACCACGTTGAGCTCAACAGTGACTGTCACAATCAGTGGAACTGATGCAGCAGCATTTGTCACTGCTGTGAGCTCAGCAGGCCTGCCCAATGTGGTTGCCACAGTGAGCAGCACCGGTGCCATTGTTCTCACACAAAGCATTGGTGGCGTGATCTTGTTGCAAGATGTTGGTAATGACACTGCGGTGAGTGATGCTGGGTTTACCACCAGTACCACAGGTTGCCGTAATGTATATGTTGACAATCAAGAAGAATATCTGCAACTTAGTGGATGGATTCCACTGGTTTACACAGCCAGTGCTACCGCACCCGATCAAGATCCTATTGCCGGCACATACTGGTACTATTCTACCGCAAGCCAAGTGGACATCATGATCCAAGGTGGGTCAGGATGGGTAGGATATCAGAATGAAACCAACGACACACGTGGTTTTGATCTGTCGGATACCAATCCTACCGGACCAATTATTTCCACCACAGCACCTACCACACAGACCGATGGTACTGTGTTGGTATACGGTGATATCTGGATTGACACCAGTGATCTTGAAATCTACCCAGTGATCAAGCGTTGGCAACAAGTTGATGGCGTGAATCAATGGGTGCTGATCGACAACACTGATCAACAGACATCAAATGGTGTGTTGTTCACAGATGCTCGTTGGAGCACCACAGGCGCTGTGAACCCCATCACTGGAGATATACCCAGTATCACATCCTTGCTCACCAGCGATTACTTGGACGTTGATGCTCCTGATTACACCTTATATCCAGCAGGCATGTTGTTGTTCAACACACGTCGTTCAGGATTCAATGTGAAGAGTTTTGAGGTTGATTACTTCAACGCTGCTGACTTCAGCTACCCTACATGGTCAAGCAGCACTACCTATGCTGTGGGCGACCAGGTGCTGTACAATGCTGTGCTGTATGTGGCCATCCAGGCCGGTAGCAATCAGAATCCTGCCACGCAGACTTCATTCTGGGACACACTAGAAACCAATTCCTGGGTCACGGCTTCGGGCAATCGAATAGATGGTTCGCCAAACATGGGTCGTTTTGCCCAGCGTGCCTTGGTGGTTGCTGCACTTAAATCTGGCATTGATACCAGTGTCACTGTGCGTGAAGAACAAGCAGTGTTCAATCTCGCAGCGTGTACTGCATATCCTGAACTGATACCCAACATGATAGCACTCAGCAATGAGCGCAATAACACTGTGTTCGTGGTGGGAGATACTCCCATGCGTTTAGGACCAAATGGCAATGATCTTGTGGCCTGGGCCACAGACAACGGCGGATTGGGCATATTTGCAGGTGATGGACTCACAACCAGTTCAGCATATGCTGCTGTGTTTTATCCCAGTTGCCAAACCACAGACCTGGGCGGTAGTGCAGTGGTCACAGCGCCAAGTCACATGATGGTTCGCACCATAATCCGCAGTGATTCAGTAAGTTATCCATGGTTGGCGCCAGCCGGCACACGTCGCGGCGTGATTGACAATGCTGCCAGAATTGGATACATCAACTCTACCACAGGTGAGTTTGTTACCATTGGTAACAACCAAGGCTTGCGTGATGTTGAATATTTGAACAACATTAACCCAATCACTTTTATTCCAGGAGTGGGTATCACAAACTTTGGTAACAAGACCATATATGGCCAGGCATCTGCGCTGGATCGTATCAATGTGGCACGCCTGGTTGCGTTCATGCGCGGCAGATTGGAAGAAATTGGCAAGCAATATCTGTTTGAACCCAATGATCAGATCACTAGAAACGAAATCAGCAATGCTGTGAATGGGCTGTGTATCGATCTTGTGGCCAAGCGTGGTATCTATGACTTCTTGGTAGTGTGCGATGATTCAAACAACACACCTGCTAGAATTGACGCCAACGAGCTGTGGGTTGACATTGCTATCGAACCAGTGAAGGCTGTGGAATTCATCTACATTCCGCTGCGTCTCCAGAACACAGGTTCTATTGCCAATGCAGCCAGTGCCACTGCAACCAGCATCTAACGGCACCGTTAGAATAGAAAAAGGGGTGGAAACACCCCTTTTCTTTTGGCCTCGATCGAGGTAAATAACTGCATAGGAGATTACAAATATGGCCGTTGCATCATTAACAAGAATGACAGTGCCCTTGGCAAGCGATCAAAGCGCGAGCAACCAAGGCTTGCTCATGCCCAAACTCAGCTATCGCTTTCGAGTGATATTTGAAAACTTCGGGGTGAGCACACCACGAACAGAACTTACCAAACAGGTGATGGACTTCAAACGTCCTACCGCAAGTTTTGCTGAGATCCCCATTCCAATCTACAACAGCACTCTTTATCTAGCAGGCAAATACACCTGGGCCGAGGTCACATGCAATCTGCGTGATGACGCATCTGGTGCAGTGAGCCGCTTGGTTGGTGAACAACTACAGAAACAGATGGACTTCTTGGAAATGGCGTCAGCTGCATCTGGAATCGACTACAAGTTCACCACAAGATTTGAAGTGCTGGATGGTGGCAATGGCGCCGCTGAACCCACTGTGTTGGAAACTTGGGAACTGTATGGTTGCTATCTCAAGAGTGCTGACTACGGGCAAGCCTCATACAACACGTCGGAACCACTCAAGATCGCTCTGACCATACGTTACGACAATGCCAACCAAACACCAAATGGTGCTGGTGTAGGTGCTGCTATTGCTAGAACAGTCAACGACGTAGTCACAGGATAATCTAGCATGGCTTGGGGCCAGGAATTTGAAAAAGAGTTTTTTGGTGGGCAAGGTCTCAAAGACTATGCCCATGCAGCCAAGACTTTCCTTACCAACGGATACGAACTTGCTCCTCGCAACAAGTTCTTGTTCCACACTTACTTCAACATCAACACTGATCAGGTTCCGGTTTTGCAAAATGCTTTCCCCAGCCTGGACATGACTCGAATTGGTCTCATGGTCAAGACCATACAATTACCTAAATTCAATTTAGACACAGAAACACTGAATCAGTACAATCGCAAACGTGTGATCCAGAAAAAAATCAACTACGGTCCCTTGAGCATGACATTTCATGACGACAGTGGCAGTATTGTGCGTAACATGTGGTACAACTACTATGCCTACTATTTTAAAGATCCGTCACAGACTTATCTGGCGCCCAGGGCCACCAATGGCAGCGCCGGGCAATCACAATCTGCAGCAGGATTTGCTTACAATACCAGAGATATCTATGCCAACGATCGGCCAGTAAACGATTGGGGATACGTGGGCGAATCATACAGTGACAGCGGTAATTCACCGTCGGGTAAACCGGCTTTTTTCCGAGATATCACAGTGTATGGAATGAGTCAGCACAAGTGGGTGAGTTATGTGTTGATCAATCCCTTGATCAAAAGTTGGGAACACGACACCTATAACTACAACGAAGGTACCGGTACCATGCAGAACTCAATGACCATTGAATACGAAACTGTGAAATATTATGAAGGCGCCATTGGTGGTGTGCGACCCGATACCAATGTGGTTGGATTTGCTGCTCGTGAGTATTATGATAATGTACCTTCCAGCCTGGCTAGACCGGGCAGCACACAGACAGTGCTAGGGCAAGGTGGATTACTGGACGCTGGTATTGGTATCGTGACGGACCTAAACAATGCCATATTTAACGGGGGTGGATTGACTGCTGTGGTTGGTGCTGTGCAAAAAGCCGGAACTGTAAATCAGACCTGGAAGGGTAAAGATTTCAGAGCCACAGTCAACGAAGAAGCCAATGCTGCACTCAAGTCCACTCTTAGAAACACACTTCCCGGGGCAGTTCGCAGCAATGGTGGAGTAAATGTAATATTCAATCGGTCCATAAACAGAGTAGCCACTACCAACACCACACAAGGACAATAACATGGGCGGCACAGTCAACGCACTCAACACCAATGTGGATCTCACAGTCAGGGTATTTGACACATTCTACGGCTATGAAACATTTGTGAATGCAGAAGAGTATGATGTGGTTTATAGCTACATGAGATCTGTGTTTACCACTGATCAAGCAGCTGGCAATTTCACAGTGAGTTTGTTTAGAATAGCCGAAGAAACTCGCACCCCGGTACTGGATATACTTCAAAGCATGGAAGGAGAAGACAGTATCATGATCACACAGATCCTGTCTTACTATCTCAACAACATGAGAAGCGGCAGCACATTGTTGGGATACGGAGTCACAGTGACACCTAACTATTACACCGCAAGGAATGTGCTGGCATGAGCCGCTGGGCCAACGGTGAGTATGCCATCACCAATCCAGGCAAGTATGTGGGCAAAAACAAACCCAGATATCGATCCGGATGGGAACATTCATTCATGCGCTTCTGCGACAACAACGATGCAGTGATCCAGTGGGCCAGCGAAAGCATAGCCATACCTTATCGTAATCCCATCACTGGCAAACCCTCCATGTATGTGCCGGACTTTTTTATCACGTACCGCACCCGAGGCAATGTACAGCGGGCCGAAATGATTGAGATCAAACCCAAAAAACAAAGCATAATCGAAAGCAAGATGAACAGTCGAGATCGTGCTGTGGTTGCTGTGAACTATGCCAAATGGGCAGCAGCACAGGCCTGGTGCCGGCGAGCAGGCATACATTTCCGGGTTCTAACAGAGGATGACATGTTCCATAAGCCAGGTTGATCAATCCGGTAAATATGGTATGAAGAAATTAGAAGAGTTGTTCGACCTACCGCCCTCCACGGACCCCGAAGAGGATCTGGTGTACACTCCTGAACAAACCCAGTCTGTGATGACTGAAATTGACGAAGCCATTGACAAGATTGATGCTGCTCTACCGGGTGTGCGTGACTTGAGTTCATCTGATGCAGACATGGATGAACTGGCTGATCTAGCCAAAGGCAGTTACAAGGATCTCATGGATCTAGGCATGAATGTGGATTCGAGATTTGCTGCTGAAATTTTTTCAGTGGCCGGTGCCATGCTGGGACATGCACTCACAGCCAAGCAGGCCAAGTTAAACAAGAAGTTAAAAATGATTGATTTGCAGTTGAAAAAAGCAAATCTAGATGCCAAACTTGCAGATTCAGACCGAGAACCACCACAGCAAGGCCAAGGCCATGTGTTGGATCGCAATGAATTGTTGGATAGATTGTTGGGCGATAGAAAGACAAATGCCAAAAAAGTATAAATATCCCATAGGACTCTGATATGAAAAAATTTCACCATTATCTCGCAGAATCGGAACGCACATACGACTACAGGATCAAGATCCTGGGCGATGTGCCGCCAACCTTTATCAAGGATCTGGAGCAAAAACTCGAACAGTTTGACATTGTTAAAATGTCGGGCAAGAAGACCACACCTGTGCAGAAACTTCTCAAAGACTTTCCCAACGAAGAAAATGACATGGTCACCAGTGTGGATGTGAGTTTTCGTTATCCAGCCATCGAACCACAGATACAACAACTGGCTCAACTGTTGGGTTTCAGCCCCAACCGGATCCGACTGTTGACACAACCGTATGTGAACAGCATTGACAACGAAATTGCAGAAATCAACACACAGAACAAGGACTTGATTGCGGATACCGATTATCCTGCACCCAATGCTGAACAGCAGGCCTTGAAGAAAGATTACTCCGGCGATCCTTACAAACATGCGGTATTGCAAAATGCATATCGTTCAGATTTCACAGTGGCCGGTGGCAAAACACCTCCAGCAAAAACCACCAATGATATCAAACAGGACACCAAGAGTCCAATGACTGATGTCAAACGCATGCCACGGCCTGCTACTTTCGCAACACCAAGAGGATAAACCATGAGCGATTATTTTTTCTACGATCTAAACAAAAAGATGGCCGACTTGGCCAACAAGCAGCAACTGGCTGAAACCGCCCAGGCCACACCGGTGAAGCCTGCACCTAACCGGTTGATGGAAGCAGCCGCCGACTACTCAGCCAAGAAAGCCGCTGCCGGCAAAGACATCGGCAAGCCTGGCAAGAACTTCAGCAAGATCGCTGCTGATGCTGGCAAGCGTTATGGCAGCGCGGAAGCAGGCAAACGTGTAGCCGGTGCTGTGTTGAACAAACTGCGCCACCCCGTTAACGAAGGTCATTGTTCCAAGTGTGATTGCAATCCATGTGAATGCGACAGCATGGATGAAAGTGCATTACAAGCTGCGTTTGGCAAGAAAAAATATGGTGACCAAGGCATGAAGGCTTTGCAAAAGGCCGGAAGAGATCATGCCAGCGATAGCACTATGAAAAAGATTCGCAACCAGTATGACAAATATGATGAAAGCCAGGGCGCGACCGACGAAGGCAATGCATTTTCGGGTGCAGTGGTCAAAGCCAAAAGAGATGGCATCCAACCTGGTGAAAAAATCACAGTGGGTGGCAAACAATACGAGTTGAAAGAAGTTGATGCCACTCCGTCAAAACGACCAGATCCAAATGTGCCAGGTTCCATGATCGTGGTAGGTAAGGATACTGGACCGCTGCCCAAGAGAAAAACACCTACATCCGCTCCCGACGATGAGGACGGTTCCACAGCACCTCCTGCAAAAGGCCCAGACGGTCGGTATCCCATCGTGACTGACGGACCAAACAAAGGCAAGCGTTGGAGTCCTGCCACTCCGGGACCAACTAGGGCCGGAATGAAAACAGGCAACCAATCAAAAGTACCACAAAGTGCCATCAACGCGGCAAATGCATCAGATGATCCTATAAGAACATTGAACAAGAGTCAAAAGTTTACATCTGATATGAAAGAAGCAGCCAAGTACCGCGATTCCAAGTACAAAGACCGACTATACACACAGGAACCACCAGACTACACATTTGGCCCTGATATGGATGATGCCTACGATAATCCAAAACCCGATGACTATGCTGGCAGAAAACGCCCAATAGGCGGCGGCAGTGATCCATTGACCCGCGGATTTCGCATGTCAGCTGACAAAAGCATCAACACACATGGCAAGAGAAAAGGCATGCCATCAAGAGATCAAATTACCAGCCTCAAAGGCAGCATAAAAGATGTTCTCGGCAAGCATACAGAACCAAACTTGCCAGAAGGTGGCGTGCCAATGAGTCCCAAGCAAAAGAAATTTGCTGCTTTGGCAAAACCTTTTGACAAGATCACTTTTGCTGACAAGATTGTTGGCGCTAAAAAAGAAGTTGACGAGATGCTAGGCGATGTGGCAGCCACGGCCATGAAGAAAGCCGTGCGTGGACGCAATCGTGACATGGAAGAAAGTTTCTTGGACGACGAACCCACCAGCCGCAGAAGCAGCAGCGGTGGTAGGATTGACACGTCAGAACCAGGTGTCACACGCCATCGTGCAGTGAAAGGCAACTACAGCGGTGCCGGTCACGACGCCGGAGTGGATGATGAGCCAAGTGGTCAAATAGGCCGCCGTAAGGTTGGTGCAGGCCAGGGCAAGAAGATTGGTGCCAAGATCAATCGTGGCACAAGCAAACTCATGACTGACGAAGGCGACATGCCCGAAGACATGATCGAGCCACAAGATTCAGGTGAATACGATCGCGAAGGCGACATGGCCAAGGACACTATCAAGACCGTGGTGCGTCATGCACAGGCCTTGGAAAAGATCCTGGGTGATGACGATAACTTGCCAGAATGGGTGCAAAGCAAGTTGGCCAAGATCGAAAACATGATGACTGCTGTGGATGACTACATGCAGAATCAGAATGACGATGACATGCCAATGGAACAAGAACGCACTCGCAAGCGTGATAACCGTGCTGAACGAGCCGGCCGTAAGGTAGCCAAGGATATTGAATACGACGAGAAGAAAAAAGACGGTATCCATGGCCAGCGTCGCGGCAGCGAAGACAGCCGGGCTGAACGAGCTGGTCGTCGAGTGACCAAGGATATCGAATACGACGAAAAGAAAAACAAGAAGAAAAAAGAAGTGGATGAAACCACAACTTCTGGATCAGTGGCAACTGGTGCAGCACCCAAGAGCGGTGGCGGTCACAATTACGGCAAAGGCATCTACGACAGTTTGAATCGTCAGTTGGAAAACATGATATCCGAAAGCATGAACATCAACATGAGCATGAACAACGACGACCATGGTGGACCACGCCAAAGTCTCACAGTCACTGCCACAGATGACGATGCTGTGATGTTGGCCAGTTTGTTGAAGATGGCAGGCATGGGACACGGCGATGAACACATTCACGCCATGACCGGTGATGACTCGGACATGCATGCTATCCATGACATGGATCAAGAAGAAGCTTGCTCATCATGCGGATCTAGCCCATGCGGTTGCGATGATGAAATGATGGATGAAGATCGTTGGGGTGCAGAACAACCACCTAAACTGCCCAATGACATGAGCGTCACGGCTGATGGTGGAATTGATGTAAAAAAATCTGGCAGCGATTGGGTTTACAAATCCAAAGAACCTGGTGGCAGAGTCACAGTGACAATTCCAGCAAGTGCCTCAAACAAAATGTTGCCTAAAACTGATGTTGATGAAGCATACGGTGACACCGATGCGTCAGAAAATGACCCAGACTACCCTACAGACGAAGTGGGAACAGCCGATGAAGGAATGTACAGCGGCGGATTGAATGGCCCCAAGTCAACTGGTCAAACCACTACACCGGTGAATGCCGGTCAGAAAGATCGCATGGGATATGAAGGTGACAACGATCTGCGCCGTATGATGGAAATCGCTGGACTTAGGTAACAACATGACCACACAATTTCAATCCTATGCAGAGACCATGGCCCGGTTGCAGGAACGACATCCGCCTGCACCTACACCACAAGAAGTGCGTAATCAACCTGTGATGATTCCCGGTGTGCTGAGTCAGACCACAAATCTGTTCCGTCCCGTGAATGTGGCAGATCTAAATAAGGATAACAAATAATGGCTATTCAAGTTGTAACCTCTGTGAGTAACACCGCCTGGACCACAGACAAAGTAGAAATTGCCACAACACTGTCCAATGTTACATTTCAAGTGTCAGTTACACAGTTGACCTATGTGCCGGCCAATGGTAGACCCCAAAATGCCACCATGACCACACCAATTGGCAACTTGTATTCCAACGCTATAGTGGTTCCTGGCAATACTGTGCAACAATATTATGTGGGCGCAGGCAACTACTTAAACATTATTACAGGAAATGCATTCACTGCCAGCCAATGCGGCGCGACTCCGCTTACATCGGTGACTGGTGTGTAACATGCGAGCCAGTGAGTTCATCGCCGAAGGTGAAAAAGTAGGGCCTCTCACCAAAACAAAAAGTTTTGCCACGGTGGGACTACACAAATTTTCTAACGTGGCAGATAGGAATTATGTATTGAATCGTGTGATGATGGCAGTGGCCAGCACAGACGGAGTTACTCCCCCGGACATAGATGGTGAAAGTTGGGCCGGACGACATGACATCGCAGCACCTTACACGCCAGTGGAAGCCGACATGTTGAAACTGGCCTACAAGGCAGTGGGAACTGATTTCCGCGATCTCAACAGCGGTGATCTCCGCAGCCAAGAAATACCCAGCACCAGCACAGCAAGTCCTGTGCAAGCATTCCGGGGATATCCTCGATGAGAGCCCGAGAGTTTGTCACTGAATCTGTAGCACACCTGCCCGCAGAAATAGCTGATCCCTTGAGATACACTTACATATTGCCCGGTGTGACCGGCAGCGATCCCTATGGTGCATACAGACTGTCAGTGGCCATGGCTCGTGCTAGATCAGATGCTGGTACTCAAGACGGCGTGAATCCTTTCATGAGACCTTGGACATCAGAAAGTGCATTTGGAGAACATGCTATAGTGTCCGGCATGGATGAACAAATAGCACCCATCCTTGATCTAGCATTGAAGATGACTGACACCCCTGGCGGCAAACGAATGGTGTCATCGGCCAAGAGTGAAGAACCGGCGTTTGTGGACACAACAAGTCCTGTGCGTGCCTTCAAGGGCTATCCAAGGTAATCACATATTTTGGTTGTGACTCGGGCGGCTTAAAGATCATGTCATAAATAATGATAAAATATCTATGGCCACAAATAATCCCAACGATAATGTTGAACCACCATATCGACCTGCCCCTACTATTTCCGCCGGGTCCATAAGGACTGGCGCGGCTGCTGCTGTAGATCAATATCAAACCAATAGTGGTGGGTCTGCTCGCACAGTAGGAACTGGTGCAGTAGAGGCGGTGAATCCTTATCAAACCAATAGTGGTGGGTCCGCTCGCGCCGTGAGAACCGCAGCTGATGCGGGCACCACCCCATATCAAAACGCCAACACCTCTGCCGGCTCGGTGAGAACCGCAGCTGATGCGGGCACCACCCCATATCAAAACGCCAACACCGATAATTCTCCAGCAGTGTTGAAATCTAGTTCATCGGGCGATACTGTACTGGCATCCGGAATTGATCCTTCAATCACTTTTACAGGTGGCACCACAGCTTCTGCCGCCAATACATCAGTCACAGTAAACGGGCAAGAAGCACTCAATAGATTGATTGTGACCAGTCAAACTGGTGTGTTTGATGGTGCCTTTGTTACTATCAATCTTGAAGAACAAAACTTTAGTACCACCAATCAAGTAACCTCCACTACCAACAGTCCATCAGGCAATATCTACCAGATACAATTCAATTCTGGTGCCAACAGTTTTGCCAGCGACGCCTATTTCACATACGTCAACAGCAACGTGGTGACCCCGGGTATCCGCACAGATGGATATTTCTATGCCAACGGAGCACCTTTTGCAGGTGGCGGCGGTGGTGGCACCCAGGGTGTACAGGGTATACAAGGTATTACCGGAACACAAGGCACAACCGGTGCTCAAGGCATCCAGGGCACGACCGGTATCCAAGGCACGACAGGTACCCAGGGTGTTCAAGGAACACAAGGCATTCAAGGCGTCATCGGTACACAAGGCACTCAAGGAGTACAGGGCACAACCGGCACACAAGGTGTTCAAGGGAGCACAGGCATACAAGGCGTGCAAGGAATTCAAGGCGTGCAGGGTGTTACGGGTACACAAGGCACACAAGGTATAACCGGCACCCAAGGCACAGTTGGTACCCAAGGCATCCAGGGCGTACAAGGTATCCAGGGCGTTATAGGCACACAAGGCATCCAAGGCACAACCGGCACACAAGGAGTCATAGGTACACAAGGAGTTCAAGGTATCCAGGGTGTCACGGGTACACAAGGAAGCACAGGCACACAAGGAACAAACGGAACACAAGGAGTGCAAGGTGTACAAGGTATCCAAGGGGTTACAGGCTCACAAGGTACAACCGGCACCCAAGGCGTACAAGGTGTTCAAGGAGTTCAGGGCATCCAGGGCGTGACAGGATCACAAGGCGTCACAGGTACTCAAGGCGTTCAAGGCGTTCAAGGACAAACGGGCACTCAAGGGATCACAGGCTCACAGGGTATCCAGGGCACAATCGGAACACAAGGCATCCAGGGCACAACCGGCACACAGGGTACATTAGGAACACAAGGCACGATTGGAACACAAGGAACTGTTGGTACACAAGGCATCCAAGGTATAACCGGAACGCAAGGTACGATCGGTACACAAGGCACAACCGGAACGCAAGGCACGATTGGTGCAGGCACACAGGGCACGACTGGAACACAAGGCACTGTTGGCACACAAGGTACAACCGGTGCAGGCACACAAGGCACGACCGGCACACAAGGTACCGTGGGTGTACAGGGAGTGCAAGGAGTTCAAGGCATCCAAGGTACGACCGGTACAGGCACACAGGGCACGACTGGAACACAAGGCACTGTTGGCACACAAGGTACAACCGGTGCAGGTACTCAAGGTATCCAAGGTATAACCGGGACGCAAGGTGATGTTGGCACACAGGGCACAATTGGCACACAAGGCACGACCGGTGCAGGTACTCAAGGCATCCAGGGCGCGACAGGCTCACAAGGCACAGTTGGTACCCAAGGCATCCAGGGCGTTCAAGGCGATACAGGTACACAAGGCACAACTGGTGTGCAAGGAACAACTGGAACACAAGGTACAACTGGTACCCAAGGAATTCAAGGTGTGCAGGGCACAACAGGTACACAAGGCACTCAAGGTGTACAAGGCGTGCAAGGCGACACAGGTGCACAAGGCGTGCAAGGCGCACAAGGCGTGCAGGGTGTGACGGGTACACAAGGGGATACAGGTACTCAAGGCATCCAAGGCGTTCAAGGCGTGCAGGGCATTACGGGCACACAAGGAACTGTGGGCGCACAAGGCATTCAAGGTGTAACCGGTACACAAGGAACTGTGGGCGCACAAGGCATACAGGGCGTGACCGGCACACAAGGAACAACAGGCAACAGCACAAGTTTATTCTTATATAGAGCAAATACACTTGCAACTTCTGGATATCCCGGAGACGGTGATATTCTATGGAATAATGCTACTCAAATTGATGCAACTCAAGTCAATATAAGTCATTTAACTGATAACAATATTGATATTGATATATTTTTGTCACTGCTTTCTGCAACAGAATCAATTCTCATTCAGGATCAAACCAGCAGTTCTAATTATCAAAATTTTGTTATAACAGGAACACCTACAAATGTAAATCCGGGCGCAGCAGATAGTTATTGGACAGTTCCGGTAGATTTAACCAGTTCAGGCGGAACTGGTACTACCAACTTTGCTAACACCACTGCACTATTCTTGGCATTGGTTCAAGGAGCCCAGGGTGTGCAAGGTGTGCAGGGCACACAAGGCATCACAGGCGCCCAAGGAATCACAGGCGCCCAAGGCACGATCGGAACCCAAGGTACGACCGGAACCCAAGGCATAACAGGCACACAAGGTGTTACAGGTACACAAGGCGTCACGGGCGCACAAGGCGTACAAGGTGTGCAGGGCGACATAGGCACACAAGGCACAACCGGAACACAAGGCATTCAAGGGGTTCAAGGCAACATAGGCACACAAGGCACGACTGGTGCCCAAGGCATCACAGGCTCACAAGGCACTGTTGGAACACAAGGTATCACTGGTACACAAGGCACCGTTGGTACACAAGGCACTCAAGGTGTGCAGGGTGTTACGGGCGCACAAGGGGATACAGGTACACAAGGCACTCAAGGTGTGCAGGGCGTCACGGGCGCACAAGGAGTCACAGGCGCTCAAGGCACAATCGGAACTCAAGGCACGACCGGGTCACAAGGCACTGTTGGAACACAGGGTATCACTGGTGTTCAAGGTACACAAGGCATCCAGGGTGCGACGGGTACCCAGGGCACGACTGGAACTCAAGGCATCACAGGCTCACAAGGTACAACCGGCACCCAAGGCACGATTGGAACACAGGGTATTACTGGTGTTCAGGGTACGCAAGGCGTACAAGGCACAACCGGAACACAAGGCACAATCGGCACACAAGGCGTGCAGGGTACACAAGGCATCCAGGGTGTTACCGGTGCACAAGGAATCACGGGCACTCAAGGTACGACCGGTACACAAGGCACGATTGGAACACAAGGAATCACAGGTGCTCAAGGCGTACAGGGCACTCAAGGCACAACCGGTACTCAAGGTTCGGTTGGTACTCAAGGCATCCAGGGTGTGACCGGTACACAAGGAGTGATAGGCGCACAAGGCATCACAGGCGCACAAGGCATCCAAGGTATCCAAGGGGTCACGGGCGCACAAGGAGCCACGGGCACACAAGGCATCCAAGGCGTTCAAGGGCAAACGGGCACTCAAGGCATCACCGGTGCTCAGGGCACGACCGGCACACAAGGTGCTGTGGGAACCCAGGGCGCTGTTGGTGCCCAAGGCGTGACCGGAACACAGGGCATACAGGGTGTTACCGGTACACAAGGCATCCAGGGTATTCAAGGTCTAACTGGGCCCAGCACCACTATAAATGCCACCAACAATACCGCAACCACCACACTGTATCCTGTGATGGTGGGTGCAAGCGGATCAAATCAAACTGCCAATGTCACCACCGGTGGGTTGATATTCAATGCTGCGACCAATGCACTGTCGGTCACGGGCAATATCATCACCAGTGGCAATGTGGGAATTGGAGCAACGCCTAATCCAGGACCTGGTGCACCTTACAATGTTTTGAACATAGGTACTCAGGGTGGCGGTGGAATTATATCTGCTGGCACAGATGTTTACTTAACAAATAATTGCTATATTGCAGGTGATAACTATTTTGCATGGCCCGGTGGTGCGGCTTACGCAAGTTATTACAACCAAACTGGTGGTAATCATACATGGAAATCATCAACGGCGACGGGCACTGGTGGTAATATAGCAACATTAAATACCTTAATGACGCTGACTGTTGGCGGCAACGTGGGGATTGGTACTACCACGCCGGCAACAACACTGGAAGTATCAAAATCTGCCAATGGTGAGTACGGCATAATTATTCGCAACGCCACCAGCGGTACAAATGCCGGATCACTGTTGAAATTTATTGCTGGTACTGATGTAGGTCAAATTATCCGTTTTCCTGCTGGTCACAGTGCAAAAGCAAATGAACTGTTCATCACCAATGTGGGCGCAACATCTCCAATCACATTTGCCACGCAAGACACAGAACGCATGCGTATCGACTCCAGCGGCAACGTGGGGATTGGGACCGTTGTTAATAATGTTTTTGACGCTGTGGCCGCAGCTCGGCCTTTGGTTGTTCAACGATCAGACGCAAGCACAACGCTGAATGGCAGCACTGCTGCGATAGCAATCGTCAACGGCGATACCACAACAAACAACACAGCGCAGTTGAACTTTGCGGCCATCACAGGTGCAAGCACAAACCAGTATTCTTCCGCAATTATTTCAGCAATATTTGGCGCAAGAACCAACGCTCAATACCCAACTGGTCAGCTGGTATTCTCCACGTCAACATCATTGAATTCTGCGCCATCAGAGAAGATGCGTATCACCTCTGCTGGCCTTGTGGGGATTGGTACTAGTACACCATCAGAACAGTTGACATTGGCGTCAGGATATGTTCAAACAGGCAACGGCATTGGTGGTGCTGGCGGTGTTTTGTTTCCTTATGGCGGAGATGCGGGCACAAGAACCTGGAGAGTAAGAACAGATCATGCGGCTTATGGTGATTGGGGGGTTGAGCAATCAACCACGCGAACAGGCACTACCTTTGCAACTAAATTGTTAATTGACCCTAACGGCAACGTGGGGATTGGTACTAGTTCGCCAAGCACATATGCAAATAGCTATGGCCCTGTTTTAGTTACGGGAACTGGAAACAACTTTGCAACCATCCAAGGCCGCACGGATGGCCCAACCAGTTTAACCAACGGCGTTTCTTTCGGCGGGTCTTACTCCACCAACCCAATCAATGGCGCTCGGATGACCCTCAATGCAGAGGGCGGATCAGGTCAAAGAGGCTCTGTGTCCT